GTCTTCCGACAGGCCCTCAGTCTTCTTCAGAAGCTCTGCGCCTGTTACCTTGCGGACTTCTGGCTCATTTCCAAGGATGCGCTTTGCCAAATCAACGACTTCATCAGCGATGCCCTTGGCTACACGGCCCTTGCCAGCATAGCCTTCGCGGACCTCACCGCCGTCTTCCTTAACTACACGCGGGCCAGTCATGGGAATAATCCCTCTCTGGATTTCCTCCCACTTCTCAGGCCCGTGCAATGCCTCAAGCTTCGGGTCGCGGATCAGTGAGTGCGTCTCATCCCAGTCACCACTGGGGAATTCACGGCGCACACGATACCCATAACTTTCTGGGTTCTTGGGGTTAACATAATATCCGGTGATCAAATTTGCTGGCAGATTATTTTTGCGGCCATGCTCAGTGGTAAACCGGGTTCCGATTTCCATAGGGAAAGCACCAGCGGCTTTCATTTCGTCAATACGCTTCTGAAGGTCAATAGCCTGTTCCTTAAAACCACCAATAGTCTTCTTGTGGAAGTCAGTAAGGGCCTTTGTTTCCTTCAGCGCACCAACATCATTGGTGTCAAAGCCAAGGCGGCGGGCATCCTTCAAAAGTGCGGCGTTCTCAGCAGCGCGGGCGGCGGCACTGGCTGTACTCTCAGCGCCTCCTCCAGCAATCAGCTTCAGCGCCTGTTCGACAACGTCACCGACTACACGGCCCTTACCAGCGTAACCTGTGCGCTTTGTTGGAACATCGGGACTTAAAAACCTGAATTGCCTGTCTCCAGTTTTCTCCGCGACCCCTTTGCGGACCAAGCTATTCCACAATGCCTCACCAGCAGGCGAAAGTTCAGTTATCGTTTCTCCTGCAACCGTCTGAACGGGAGGAGATGATCTCAGGGGATTTCCAGTGCTTTTGAGGCTCTGATCATTTATTTGCTTATAAAATTCAGTTCCGACACCAGAACCCTGTAAATTTGAAGGGACAGCGGCATTTCTCACAACGTACCCCTCTGGCGACTCCAGAACAGTAAACATAGATGGGCGGCTAATGACTTTATTTGGGTCTTTTTCGGTGTCCCAGACGCGCCAATTCCCCTCATTCGTTTTAAATTCCATCTGTGGATGGATTTTCATTTCACGGGTCTGAAAATCCTTTAGGCCAGATGTGACAATCTTCATTGCCCTTTTTACAATGTCGCCCTTACCAGCCATTTACGCCTCACCCAATCAAACCCGGCTTCGGCTTCTTCCCCGGAGCCTTCGGGGCAGGCTGCGGCTTCAACGCTGCCTGCATTGACATCTTCTGCATATCAGCGGCGGTCATGGCCTTGTCGTGATCCATCTGCATGGCGTCACGCTGCAAGTTAACCATCGCAAGCTTCTCACGGCTGTCGCGCTCTGCTGAACGGTTCTGGCCGTCCATCACGATGTCCTTGTGATCAACCTCAAGCTCCTTGGACTTTAGCTGAAGGTCAGCGCGGTCGTTCTCAGCACTCATCATCGCCGCCTGAGCGTTAATCATGTCAGCCGGGTTAACACCTTCCTTGGCAGCGCCGATCTCAGACATCGTCTTCTGGGCCTGCGCGGCCTTCAGGGCGGCATCAGACTGGGTCTTCATGGTTTCGTTCGCCATCTTGGTCTTGGTCGCTTCCAAGCCAATTGCGGACGCCATAGCCTGCGGCGACATCTCACCGCTGTCCTTCTTGACGAACTCATCCGGGTTGTAGCCAATCGTGCGCAGGGCCTGCCTGTTAACCGCCTTCAGGTCATACATATCCGGCGCAGTCTGGGCCAACTGGATCAGCGCCATCGTCTTCATCATGCGCTGTGTGTGGCTGGCTGTGTTCGGGTCAGCCTGCGGGATCAGGTAATAGTTATCCAGCGCCTGACGGAAGGTTTCTTCATCCCACGGGTAGGCCGGGGATTTGTTGCGCTGCCAGAAGCTCTCAGGATTGTCGCTGAAGCACTTCTTGAGAAGCTGGAACTCTTCCGCCTGAGCCGCATGCAGGCGCTTGTGGACGCTGTTAAGCACCTTGGTGGCCTGATCAATGATCGCCAGTGTGGTGCCTACAGGGGCGTCCTGACGGCCTTCGCCAACGGCAAGCTCAGATGTGCCGCCAACGCGCTGACCGTACTCAGCGATGTTCTGCGCCAGCGTCATGAGGGCCGGTGAAGGCTCCTTGTACGGAAGCGGCATGATCGCATCGCTGATCTTCATGCCATTGGTCTTCACGGTGGCAGAGCCGCCCGGAGGTACGCGGAAGATGTTGGTGTTCTGACGCGCGCCCTGATCGGCCATCAAGAAGCCGGGGAAGGCAGCGAACATACCAGCATCAAGAAGCTCACGCCAAGCAGCCGTAACCGCATTGGTTGTGTTGCCCAGAATGTGCAGAAGTCCAATGTCATAGAAGCCAAGCCCCGGAACAAATGGATACTTAACAAAAACCTTGCGCGCGGTGGGAAGCTCATCTCCCTCTTCGTAGTTGCGCACGATGCTGAGAATCTGGCGGCTGCTTACATCAATTGTGACGCGGTAGGGAACCTCAAGGCCGGAAGCCTTCTTCTTCCACTGATGCTCAAAGCCCTTGATGTCCAGTTCGCAGTAACATTCGTAAATCTCGCGGTCGCGATCCTCATGGTTCATGACCGTGTTGGATACGCCCTGCTGTGCGTTGCGCTCTTCCTGAGCGGCGTTCAGGGACGGCGCGCTAGGCTCAGACAGGGGAATGTCACGATAGGAGCCAATGATCTGCATCCGCTTCACAACGGACGGCTTCATCATGATGCGGTGCGTGATGCGCTTGGCGCTATCAAGATCGGTGGCTGAGTTGTTAACGATCAAGTCTTCAGCGTCAATGCTCTCAGACACCGGGCGGTTGCGCAGCGGGCAGAAGTAAACCTTCTTGAAGCCATCACCGCCAAAGCCCACCATGAACAGCATGCGGTCGGTGTCCGGGTAATACTCCGTAGCCGTGACCGTCAGGTAGTGGTTCATGTCCTTCTCAAGCGCGCCTGCCAGCTTATCAAGCTCCGCGCCAGAGTTGTTGCTGTCATCCCTGATCTTCACAGGGCCATCAGTCGGCAGAAGCTCAGAGCGCGCGTTTGCCTGAAAACGCAATACAGCCTCAAGCAACAGCGGGTGGCGAACTTTGCTCATACCTTCGACGGGTGCGCCATCACTTGAACCCTGCACACCGGGAAGCTCAATCTTCAAGCCCAGAAGCTTCAGGCCCTGAGCGCGGTCTTCAATCCAGTCTGACCTTGTGCTGATGTCCGCCTCAATGCCGCGCAACAGTTCATCAGCGATGCGCGAAAGCTCAAGGTCTTCAATTTCTTCAGCTAGGTTGTCGTACCAACCGTCTGGTTCTCCATCATCGTCTCCTGCGGAGGAGACTGGACCTCCGTCAATCCTGACGGTGATGTCTCCGTTCGCGTGTTGGATACGCATGACGTTCCCTGCTTCGTCCAACTCTGTGTCTGAACTGCCCTCATCCGCGTTAACAATGACAAGATCATCTAGGTTGCTCTCCTCTTCGGCGTCAGGGATCAGGCGGATATTCGGGTTGAGGTCGGGAATTGCCATTAGTTTTTCCTCATGTATTTGTTGGCAAATCCTTCGCCAAGCTCAACGCGGTGGATCGCTTCCATAGCTGCTTCATTATCAGATTTTGCTGGAATACTGAAGATAAATGGCTCTTCAATGCCTTCCGCACGGGCCTCAACTTCGTAAACGCCATTATCATGGCTGAGAATGGAAGCCTGCACACGGAGCATGTTCGCCGTTCCTTATATCGGATAGGAGGTTTATCTCCCGAATTGCCCTACTTGGCAAGTTCGGCCTTTTCTTTTGCCCTCTTCCGTTTACTTTCACAAGAAACGCTGCAAATGATCTTTCTAACATTCCTTGTTGTAAATTCCTGCCCGCAATGGTGACAATTCCTAACCAAATCAGACTTTTGGGAGAACCTTGGGACCAATCTCGCCTTAGCAAGAGAAGCTTTGGCATTTTCCTTATGCCATGCGCGCCCCTCTTCGCTTTTGTGCCACTCAACAGTTAATGGCCTAATGTTTGCCAAATGCGCCAATTGCTCTGGTCCTTTTGCTCTTATTGAGCGTTCCTCACTGTGAAGCATGAAATGATCCTCGCTAGGGATGCACTCAAGATTGGAAATATCGTTATCTGCGGGATCATTGTTAATATGATGGACATGATATCCCGCAGGGATTTCCCCCTTAAAATAACGCCAGACATCCCTATGCAAAAAAGACCCGGCACAAGAAAAATACCGCTTATGGGATGATTGCTTGGCATTGGGGTAACGTCTGTAGGTTTTCCCATTCCAAACTATTTCTTCGCGAACAATATTGGGGTTCTTT